TTTCATCAGTAGGGATAAGTTTCTTGTTTAATTCGGATATTTCTTCTGTTAATTTTTCTATTTTCTTTTCGATATACCCTTTCTGGTCTACCGTTTCTTCTAACAAAACGGTATTTGATTGATGAATACCATTCGCATCGGCAAGTTTGGTTGAGTAATCTTGTTTCTTAAATTCTTTTACCAATGCTTGCAATCCCTTTACTTCATCAGTTGCAATAGTATTCAGTTCCTCAAATAAATTTAAGTCAAAAAATTGTGCAAGTAAATCTTTTCTATCCTTTTGTGCCTTGTCAACAAAGTTTGTATTATTACCCTGCAATGACATTGCAGTTAGAACAAAATCATCGTATGTTCCAATGTATTTTCTGATTGCATAATTTGTTGTATCTCTATCCTCACCGTTCAAAGAAACCAAATCACCATTTTCTTCATACCAAAAATCTACATTGACTTTTACATTTCCTTTCTTTTCTTTTGTTGCAACTCTCTTAATGTAATAATTTTTATCACCAATCATAAAATGTAATTTACATTGAAAGTTTTCTTTCTTATTGTTAAGAACTTGTGCAGCCTTAAATGTTCTGGAACACTTATCGAATAGACAGAACATGATAGCATCTAGCAATGAGGATTTACCACTAGCATTAGGTGCAAACAATCCATACACACCATTCATATTTGAAAAATCAATACGGTTTCCTTTGCCATAAGAAAACATATTATCAAATTCAAATGATACTGGCGTCCATACAAGATTACGAACAACATCACTCTCTGATATTTTTGTGTTTACATTACGATTTATATTTCTTATCTTTTCAAGTATTTCATCTGATACTGAAAACTTATCACTTACATAGTCCGTAATCAATTTGTTTTGATATTCAACATCACGAATTTTACCGATTGGATTTACTTTTGTTTGTATATTACCATTGCTAGATCCAACAAGATGTTGTGTTCTGATGTCTATAACATTCGTCATTGATTTCAAGTCTGTCATTATCTGATTGACTTCCGAATGTGGTGTGTTTGTTATTCTCAAACGAATAGAATTGTATTTGGTAAACTTTGTTGGTAATTTTTTCATCTTACCATTTTCAACATCAATAGTATGATATGACCAATCATTTTCAATTTCAATAAACTTTGATTTCTTGTTTTTAATGTCCCATTCAATTATTCCATGTGTTAATCCTTCACCGTAATTTTGTTGAATGAGTGAACCTGCATAAGCAAACTTTCCACCCACATCAAGATATTGAAACTTGTGTATATCACCGAATAAACCATAATCAAATCCATCAAACATTTCAACCTTTACTTGATTATGTTTCATAAGAACACCAGCATCGGTTGCCGCTCTATCAACAGGACCATGGTATAAAACTATTTTTGTTTTATTACCACTATTAACATCTTTTGCCAAAATAAAATTTTCAGGATTCTCATAAACAGAGTTTACAACGAAATCAACATTTTCAAGTTCATACACACCAGTTTCTTTCAGATAAAAAAGATTATTGAAGTCATCGTTAATAAGAGAAACTATCGGTGAAAGTGCATCCATCCTACTCATGTTGTTCAAGTTACAGTCGTGATTACCTGCAATCAAAATCGTTGGAGCAATTCTTGAAAGTGTATCAAGAAATTCAGTTACCATTGCAACCAATTCAGGTGTCATATCTGTTTTTGCATGAACAATATCACCTGCAAGATAGATTATTGTATTTTTGTTTTCTTCAACTTTTTTTCTACAAACATCATATACTTTTTGGAATACACTACGATATTCCTCGTGTCTTTTAAGATTACGAATATGAACATCTGCAATATGAATAATTGTATCTACTCTAGCAAGTGATCCAACCCACAATGTTTCTTTACGCATATAATATCCTCTGTTTAATTATGTCATAACTGTCTGTGGGTTTTGTTTCTTGTTTAACACCAACAAAATCTTTGAAACCCATTTCATTTATATCTTTCTGTTCCATCTTAACCATTGATACTTCGATACCTTCACATAGTAGTTTGGATGAAATTTTTATTGCATCATTTATCGCATCACTATCAAGTGCAACAATCACTTTTGGTGGTTTACGCAACAATATCTTTTCCATAAGTCTTGGTTGAATTATTTTGCCAAATAGTGGAATGGCATTGTATCGTGCAGTAATTGCATCGAAAACACCCTCAACGAGTGTGATAGGTTCTTCCCAATTTATGAAACTTTCAAATCCAATAACATCCTTGCTCCATTTTGGATTTTTATATTTTAATATGTCTTCTTCAAAGATAGAACGAGAAACAAAAAAGTTTAGATTGAAATTATCGTCATAAGATGGAACGATGATTCTACCAGAATAATTACCACTCGGACAATACCCAATCCCATATCTCAAAATATCAGTTCTACCAATTCCCCTCGATTTCAAATAATTTAATGATTGTTTCATTTGCATCTTTATCTGAATATCTTTTATCTTTGGAAACTGATATAAATTGATAAATTCTTTTGGTAAAGTCAGTTCTTCTTTTGTTTCTTTTTTATTCTGAATGTATAGGTTTTTTGTTTTGAGAATTTTATTGAGGTCTTCTTGAAATTGTCTACCAACTTTCAATTTCTTGAAAAGAGAAACTATACTTCTACCTTTAGCATTACTAACCCAACAATGCCATGGGTTTTCTGAATTATTGTTTACTGATAGGTCTATTTCAAGTTTTGGTTTGTAATGACTGATAAATGGTGAGAAGAACGAATAATTGTTGCCAGATGTTCGTCTACCTTTACCGAGAACTTTTTCTACAAGTGATAACAAATCGTAGTTAATCATAAAACGCACTTTATGTAAAATAATAATTGTCACAAATATAGTAAAAATTTGTGACAATTACAAGCATTTTATTACTTAAATATATCTTTTCCTACCATCCAACCACTTTTAATCTGTTTAACTTGAAATCCCATTTTTGATGCAATTTTAGGAGCTATCATTGAATGGAGTTGCCCTGATACCGGACGTTTAGATGATTGAAAATATACATATTCTACTCTATCTGCTTTAAGTTTAGCAGCAAGAATATCTACAAACATATTTGAAACTTTTGATATTGTAGATGAATCCAATTTTCCACGCCCCTTTGTTTTTGTATCATAACATAGACATACATAACCATAATCATCAAATTTGGATTCAGATGTTTTATCTTTCCATAAAGTATCAAGTAGTTGTTTGTCTGCAGGTGTAATATAGTCTAATGGGAGATTCCCAATCTTTATTCTAAAATTTTTGCCATCTGGACCAAGAAATATGCCGTTGAAGCCGTCTACCATTGGATCGGTTTCCCATTTTATTTCTCCTTCTACGGCTTCTGTTAATATATCTTTGAGTTTTAACATATGTTTTTCTCTCACTTCGATTTAGAAAATTTAGTTATTTTAGTTTACAATAAATATACATTTATTTTTTTTTACAAATCCAAACATTCATCTAACCAATCTTCCGGTATTTCTTTTTTTGCCCATAGCCAACCCTTCTTGTCACAGTATTGAGCATAAGTTGTTTTACTTCCCTTGTATAACTTTGCATTTGGATTTTGGAATACAAAACGAATATCTATTTGGGGATATTGTTCAAATATAAGGTCAAACTTTAATCTATCCGTCTTTACCCATCTACCCTTTGTTTCAACATACATTTTTTGACCAGATATTTTGGTTAGAACAAAATCTGGTGTATAGTTGTGTTTAGTTTCTGGTTGTATGTAGGATATTTTTTCAGTTTCATAACTAAATGATTTTTTACTTTCTTTCAACAAATCATTTACAGTATCTTCCAATCCACTACGAAACCCATGTTTTATTGCAACTTGATTTCTACGCATTACAAATCAAACCTTACTATAAAATTCATATCAACATCATCTCTTTTTTCAACAGGATTTGCAAATTTAGCAACTGCAACCAATTCTCTTTTGTCACTATACAAACCAATCGTTGTGACATATGGATTAAAGTTTGGATTGGTAGCATAAGTATCTGTTAGCATAGAACCCATTTCCGGATTAGTATAAAGACTTGGATTTTGTGTAAAATTAAATTCATTTTTACGCAGTTTACATATAACTTCATGTTCCCAATATGTAACCGTACTTCTATATTTTAATAAAAACCCATTCTCATCATCGTTGTAATCATAATTTCCAGTTTTACCCAAAAATGTATTTTTATATTTTGGTCTTGAATCCGATACACATATTATCCCATGACCATAAAAAACATTACCAATTCTTGCAGTTTGATATGCATAACCATTTTCAAAACTATTATCATATAAATTTGATATTTCCGTTGAGGTTAATGCCTTTCGATATATTCGTATTTCATCAAGATTACCAGTAAATTTACTTGATGTTGTTCCATTACCTGCAATATAAAATTTATAGTTATTATCAACATTAGTTGTTATTATTCTATTTTGTGTATTTTCCAATACACCATCTACCCATATTTGATAATTACTTCCGGTCTTTTGACAAACAACATGATGCCAAACATTTGCAGTCAAGGCAGATGATGTTACTTCTGAATATAATAACTCTGATCCCTGTTTAAAAGTTATTGATTTATTTATATCAGATGTTTGATTATTCAGATAAATGTCAAATGGATATTTTTTTGAAATTTTTATCATTTCAACAGGTTGATCACCATCACCAACTTGTGTTATATCTGTGTTCAACGTTGAATCTTCTACTGTTTTTTTATCAAATATATTATTGTAAGTAGTTGATATATCTGTTTGATTTTCTGGAATCTTTAGCCAAAAACTGAAAGAAAAATCCCTACCTCTGTTAAAATTAAATCTTTGAAATTCATTTACATTAAGATATGTTCCACCAAAATATGCAGATGTTCCAGTGTCTTCGTTTGTATCTGATGTTTTTATTCCGGCTTGATAATCAATATATCTTTTATTTTCAATTTTTATTGTATTGTAAAATGGCGATTCATCAACAATATAGTCAGTTTTGTAATTTTTTGATGTTCCATATTCTCTGTATTTATCATTGAATCCAATATACATCAATTCATAGTCACGATTTATTATTTTAGATTTATCAAATGAATTATCTATTAAATTACCAAAACCATCATCAGTTATCGTATAATTCAATGATGATGTTAATGCATCATATATTGATATTTCAACACTTTTCTTTTTTATACCTTCACCGAACATATCTCTTGGTATAACAAAAATAGAACCACTTAAATAGTGATTTGCAATTAAATTATCATCGGTTACAGTAGAAGGAATTTTTTGAGTTGTTATTGGTGCATAGTATCTATGATCCATATAATACCAAAGAACTTTTGGATCCAAACTTTGTGTTGTAAAAATTCTTTCATATAATGATGATGATAAATTTGCAACTTGTCCAAAATATTTAAAATTTTCAGGAAAAAATGTTCGATATAATCCAAGTCTAGTTTGTCTGTAATTAAATACATTATTAGGATCGGAACTCAATTGGTACAATTTATTTGCCTGAAATTCCCTTACCGTATGTTCTCCTGCTTTTAATTTTTTCCAAGCAAGACTTATATTATTTCCAAATTGAAAAGACATTAGTTCAACCTCACTCTTACTTGGAATATAGTTTCAACATTATTTTTTCTAAAAAGTGGTTTTTCTAATTTACCAACTGCAAGAAGTTCTCTATTATCATTGTATAAACCAATAGTAGTTATGTATGCACCACCTTGTCTTTGAAAATATCTGTATTTAACATTTTCTTGACTTGCAGATAGATATGTTGGATTATTTGAATAAATCATTTCATTTGGCATAACTCTACAAAAATGTGTTTCAACTATCTTCTTTTCCATTGAACGAGCAAAAAATGAACCAGTATTTTGCCGTATACTTCCATAAGGATTATATGACAATGGTGTCAATGAGGAACTTATTGACAAAAATAATTTATACGGATTATTACCATTACTAGATGTTACCGATGTATCTAATGAACACGAATTATCCAATACAGTAGCATCTAAAATTACAATGCCTTTATTTGGAAAAATAATGCCCCAACCATCTGATTCGGGTTCATCATATATCCCATCTTGTAATGATCCAGATACCAAATAATAATAATCTTTTACTTCTTCAGTTTCGGTTACATATTCATTACCATCTGTACTGTTATCTATTAATGTAAATAGTTTACTTGCAGTAGCAACTTGGCCTGGTGATAAAGTTAATCCACTACCAGTTAAAAACGGTGGATGTGCTGCCAAGGATATTTGAAAATTGCCAGGATCCAATCTATCTTTAAAAGAATCCCTACCAAATTGTAATATGTAAAAATGATCACCATTTTTATTATTTTTAAATTCAAATTTTCCTGTTGTCTTTTCAAAACATTCCAACATATATTTTCTATACATTGTTTTTGATGGTAAGTATTCTGTTTCATAGTCACCATCTATTTCAACATATGATGATCCAGAACCTGATATATGTGCATATGAAATATCAAATTCATGGTAAGCATCAACTGCCGATGAAACTTTATTATAGACCGGCAAATAATAGTTTGAATGATTTGAAGTTGTTGATCCAGTGTAAATATGATACACCCTTTCATCTTTATTACAACTAAATAAACCTAATGTATGATAAGTTGTTATGGGTATAGATTTAACAAAATCTTGATATGTCTTATCTTCATCTAGTAAACTTTTAAAAATATACGTATTACTTTCAGGAGCAGGAGAATTATCTTTAAATGTAATTACTGGCTGAGTTATGGCATCATTTAATGAATATGAGTATGACGGTTTTATACCATCAGCGGCTGCTATATGAGTATTATTGTCAAATTGAAATTGAACATAATCTCTTATTAATTGTAAAAGATACCTATTTGTCAGTAACGAATTTA